TTCTGCAGCTCTATCGTTATATATTCTTCCACCTGCGCCAAACTGCATTCGTGCTGAGTCAGCATACAGTGCACTTATAACTTCTTTTGAATATGTTCCATCTTCATTAATATAACTGCCACGCCTTGTTTTAATTTCATTAAATTTTGCAAGGTCAGCTTCATATGCTTTTAGTGATTTTTCTTTTGCAATGCGTTCAGCTTCGTAAATAGCTTCTTTAATATTTGCAATATTTGAATCTAATTGAGCTAATTGGTCATCAGTTAGTTTTAAAGTATCTCGTAATTGTTCTGCTCTTGCTAATTTTCCCTTTAATATAGCTACTTCGCTACCTTCGCCCAATAAAACATCTTCGTAATTGTTGCTATAAGTATCAGCATCTTTATTATGGTTAACAATATCTAGAGCAGTTAATCCCATAAATGTTACTATACCAGCAATTCCCATTCCTATAGGTCCAGTAGGAGCAAATAACATTGCGATCGTTCCAGCTTGCGCTGCGTTACCAACTACAGAACCTATATCGGTAGGTCTTATTGGAACTTTTGCAAGAGCAGCTGGTGTAAAATCGTCTTTTCTAAGAAATTTGGTTAATGCAGGCATTGCAAATTCTATAGCACCAAATATAAGACCAGCTATACCGACTCGTATTGCAGTTTTTCTTTTCTTTAAACTTCCATCACTTATGTCGTTAGTTCCTGGCATAAACATTTTAGCAAGAGCAACAGTTGAAATAACACCTGCTCCTTTTTCTAATACTTTAACTGCGCCATAACCTCCAGCTGCAACTGTCATTGCACTTAAGAAGTCAGCACTTGAAAGAAATGCTAAGTTTTTCTTTAATTGTTCTACATCAACGGAAGTAAATATATTTTTAATGCCACCTATTATTTCAACCACAGAAGGTAAATCTGATATTTTTCCTTCTGGCCCAAAGTATTCTGGTAGGTAACCTTCTAAAAATCCTGATATTGCTGAATAACCAATTGCTGCTACACCTGCTATCATAGCAAAACTAAATGTTTTCTTTATACCTGCAAGTAAGATTCCATCTTTACCGAATATTTTTAATTCTCTTTTAGCTGCTTTTTTCTGGTCTCTTTCCCTCCGAGCCAAATCTTTCTTATCAAATTCTTGCTCACGCTTAATCATGTCGGCGTTATTTTTGATATATGCTTCTCGGTCTTCTTCGGATAAATCTATAAGCTTCATATCTCTTTGAGCTTTCATCATTTCAAAATCACGATTTGATTGAGCCATACCTGTCATAGATTCACGCATTGCACTAAACGCAGGCGCCAAGGTTTCGGTTAATGCTGCTTTTATCGACTTAAGAGAATTCGTACCAGTATTTCTAGTAAGTAATCCCTCCGCCTTAAGGCGATCAATGATTGCTATAGTGTCTTTAGATAGTTCTGCCATTTTTTATTATCCGTTTCTAGCCTGTTCAGCTCGCTCGTTTTGCTCCCGTATGTGCTCTACTAACATATCAAAATATATATCTCTTTCGTAAGGCAACATGTTTTCAATTTCATCAATACTCCATTTGTGATGCTGGGCCATCGCAAAATTAGTATCGTAATAATTTTGCAGGTTAATATGACTCAGCGCTAGGTAAAAAAACTTCGCATACCCTCCACAACAAAAGTCTTTTCTGTTCCTGCACTATTAGTGTATTTCATTTCTTGTTTTAATCTAGGCATGGTCTCAAAAAATTTGGTAATTTTCTTTATCATGTCACCAGATAAACTATCCATAAAGTCATTAACTTGTTCTTCAGTATAATCTTTAAAATAATGTACTTCATCTTCTGAAGCAATAAAATCGATACAAGATACTAACATAATATAATCAATTAAAGGGTCGTTCGGTTCAGCAGTAACTAATTTAACAAATTCATTAATGGTTGGATATTTTAAAAATAATTTAAACTCTTCATTAATTGCTATTTCGTTAGTATGACCTTCTTTGTGCTCTAATTTAATTTCGTCAATATCGAATTCTAAATCGACTGACTCTTCAGTATCTTCATCTTTAATTGTAAAGTTAATAACGTTGTTAACACTTCTTGCTCTTAAATAAAGTAATATGTACTCTAAGTCAAACATTGCAAGTTCATCAACTTCTTTATCAATTAAACAATTATTAACAACTTGTTTCGACGACAATATTTCCATTTCTGGGTCGCCACTTTGTTGGCCTACTAAAAGAATCTTTTCTTCTTTTACTGTAAATGGCCTATATTTTACTTTTTCACCTGTTGATGGAATTGTTAGTTCCCCAATTGGTAAATCAATTTTTGGTAATGACATTCTATAAATCTCCTATCATATAATATATTTAGAAAGAGGGGCCCCTACCGCCCGTGCTCTTTTCGGCTTTTGTTTTTTCTTCTCTTTGTGCTTTAGTAGGTTCATTAAAGAATCCACTTAGATTATCATATGAGCCTCTTACTCTTTGTAATCTATTAACTGCGTCTTGTATACTTGTTATTTTACCTTGACCTATTGTTTGTTTCGCTACATCAATGAAACTTGCAACATCAGAAAGTGTATCAAGTAATCCACCACTTTTTCTTTCTATTTGAGTTCCTACTCTATCAGCAGAATAATGTATTTGGTCATATGAAAATGATACAGTGATTGTAGCAAATTGGTCATTGCTATCCCATGCTAATGCAGTATCTGAAATACTATATGGATAAATGTTATCCATTACTGTTTCATAAAATTTTGAATTTGAACCTTTACCTAAAGATTCTGTGCTATAATGTCTTATAGACATACGACAAGCATAATCATCTTTATAACCAACTTCGTATGGAAGCTGACCACCTGTAAATCCTTCACCTTCAGTATCAATTGCACCAAATGTTCCACTCTTTGTACTGAAGTTCATAACTCTTTGTAACCAATTATGGAAAAATGAAAGAACATTGTGATTGCTATCTAACAAAAAGGTAGCAGTAATTGGTTGTGGTGACATTCTCATTGGAAATGATGTTGGTAGTTGTGCAACATTATTCATTTGACCTTGTTCAACAGAAATTCCAGGGAAATTAACATTCGTACAAAAGAACGATATATTCCTAGAATCCATATTTGAATATGGCTCTTGGTCTTTAAAAAGAATAACCTCAAATAGATTAGGTCGTGCAGGACCACCAAACCTATCCATGGTTGTTTTAAAATCGCTTATTCTAAATGACATATTATTACCTTGTTACCATTCTTCGAGTATCTGCGTAAACTTTCTGTTTCGATGCTTTCTCAAATTGTGCTAATGGTAAGAACAATGCAACATCCCATTCTGTAGGATTAATGTAAATAAAACGAGATTTCATTTGTTTATTTAAATATTGCTTTAATGCTGGTTTAAAAAATCTAAACTTAGCAGCACTATTTAATAAATCGTAACTCAAACCTAATCTAGTACTCTCGTCATATCTCTTATTGTTCGTAATACCATATAATGCATCCATTAACTGAGCACGCATCATAGGTGGTAAATAGTGAAAGTTAATTCCCATAAATCCACCCTTTGTTTTATTTATTGGGAAAATCAAAGGGAATCTATCATAATAAGGAAGTGTAGCTTTATGTTTAGGGTCATATGCAAAAGTATACATCATTCCAGGTTCAATAAAACTAGTAACACGGTCTTTGTCTTTTAATCCATCAGCAATAATTGATGGGCCAGATACTCCAGAACTACCTGAACCAGTTCTGCTAATTTTTTGTGCTTGGTCTCTATACCATGTTCGTGATGTCTTTGAACGAGCTGGCATCTCACCTGCACGAATACCTTTAACTAAGATATCATTAAAAACTGTAGTACCGCGGTGTTGTTTACCTTGTGCTTGGTTCTTCGCTTCTTGCAATAATTTAGCGTAATTTGTAATTGCCATTTATTTACCTGCTATTCCGTCTTTTTCTGTCATAATAACAAACTGCCATCCACGGTCTGCACAAAAGTTTCGAGCTGCTTTCCATTTTGCGCTATTAATTCCATAATTCTTAACCTCGTTAAGATATCTTCTCGACACTCGACCAGTCGGTGTCTTGTTTTTATTCTGTGGATTTGGTGGAAGCGTTTGTTTATATGGTTTAATTTCAATCATTATAGTATGCTTCTTACCAAGTCCGTCGTATTTGTGAACAATAACATCAGGGAAATATCTATGCATCCTTCCATCTATGGGTGACCTATATGGAACAATGACTTCTTCTGATTGCCACCATATAACATCTTTATGTTTATCAAGCCATGAGAATACATTTCGTTCCCACCAAGACCGATAAATAATCTTAGTTGGGTCCCCTTTGTATTTTTGCGGATTTGCTGGTCTAAATTTACCTTTATATGCCATAATCTATTTTCGCAACTCCGTATAAATAATCTAAAATGTCCAATTACTATTTATTAAAAAGAGAAAAAAATGGCAGGAACTTCCAGACC